TTTGAGCTTTATCGGCTAGTGCTTTATCAACGAATCCGGAACCCTTTCCGTCATATTCACCGATTTCTACACTTGCCTTTATGGACTGACCTTTGTAAGTAATCTTTTCGCCGAATACAGATAGTAACGCTTTATCATCATATTTCAGCATTAGTTTTACCTCATAAGCGCCCAAAAAGGGCGCTTTGTAATTATTTACGCAGTAGGTTGTAACAACATTACTGTCACAGTTTCCTGTGTTGCAGTTTTAGGTTCTACGGCCATACCAAGAACTTTACCACCTGTTTTTACTGCCTTGTCTGTTAAGAATTGAACTAAATCACCAACAGCGTAAGTATCCGCTTTGTTAGCAGCTACTTTAAATACGCCTGTTACTTTTACAGCACCGACTTCACCTTTAGCAATATCAGTAAGTGCAACGCCGTGCATCTTGCCAACTTCTACAATATCACCTACTTTAACTTCAGCAGTCGCAGTGAAGTTGATACGATCGGTTTCCATTACGAATTGTGTCATCATATAAGTTACCCCCTAATTATTTACCAGCATTTTTATAAAGACCACGGAAATCAAGTGCGCTTACGCCACAATCAAATGCCACTTTATATTCAATGCCATCCACATCGAAACCTTGACGAGTTTCTAAACGTGGAGTTTCAACACCATTCAAGTAAGTTACTTCGATAGTGTCATGTTGACTTGCATCGGCTACTAAGTACCACGCGTCTGGATCAGTTAATTCTGCATCTGCCACGATTACGAAGCGACCTTTGTAAGGGTTAACCACGCCGGAATTTGTACCATCTACTGCAGCAGTAGAGTTAACAATTTGGTAAGCTGTTACTTCTAATTCTGGCGGTACTACTAAATATTTAGGAGTGATGTTTAAATTAGCTGTACCTTGAATACCTTTTTGGCGACGCATAGCCGTAATCGCTTTAGCGATTGCTTTAACGGACAATGCTTCGCCTGTCTTAGCAATATTGCCGTGTTTGTCATCAAATAAGGCAATGTTATCTTGCATTTTAACGTCACCAGTTAATTGAGCGTATACCATTTTATTTACCAAACGCTTTGCAGCAGAACCATATTTAGTAGCGATTTTGGAGAACAGCCCCAAATCGTCATTAATAATTGCTTGGCGAGTCAAGCTAAAAATTTTGCCGTATGTAGCCACTTTAGTACGAGCAGATGCTTCTTTGAAGACATCTTGTTGGAATTGACCACCTTCTGGTACCAATTCAAGGTTACCCGCCTCGGACAATGCTACGCGTGCAGCTTCTTTGAAATCACGGTTAGAGCCTTTACCTGCCCAAATTTGGAATGTAGTTTCTGCTTCATTAAAACCAACCATTACAGATTTGTTAGCTAGGTTAGACATAATTGCAGGGAATGTAGATGTGGAATTAACAGCCGCACGTGCCATTTCCATATTATCGCCAAAATTAGCTTTAGTGTCGCATTCACGTCGTAAAGACTCGCGAGCTAACTCAATCATAGAGTAGCCTCGCAATTCATTAGCACCGGGTGCCGGTTCTGCTACAGGTAAGCCCGCTGCCATTAATACAGCGTCTTGCGCTGCCGCACGGAATTTGTCACTTTCTGCTTCACCAATTGTTACAGACACGCCCTTGTTACGTGCGCGTAATTGATCCATTACCATCGCACGAGCTTCGTCAACAGATACGCCCATTACGATTGCTTCGTCTGCACCTTCTACATTGAAGTCACGGAACAATGCAGTAATTTCGGAAGTACGTTTACGTTCTTGTTCCATTGCTTTCGCAAGGTCTGCTTTTGTGATACCAGTTTCAACTGGTTCTGTAGATTTCATATCTTCAGTTTTTAAAACTTCTTTTTCATCCATACTCTTTTCTTCCTCCTGTGTGTCAATACTTGTATGAATTTCTTCAGCGCTTCGTCCTACCCCTACAGTTATATCGGCAGGAACAGATGCAATACTGATTTCTAAAGCTTCCCAATCTGTGACTACATACGTATCGGGGCCCTTGAATCTGCCATTACTGGATACAGAATCTTTGTCGTCGAGTACTTCATATCGCTTAATAGAATACCCAACGCTTACCCCTTGTAGTGTTCCCGATTGTACCTTTTTAAATATTGTATCGGATTGTTCATCTTCGTCGAAACGCACTAGTGCTTTCCCTCGATTGTCTTCAATCCAAGCCTTTTCAACGTGTCCCACGACCGCATCACGATCATGGTTAAACAACACGGTACCTAAGCCATTATTAAAGCGCTCAAGGTTGATGCACTCTTCGTCATGGCAAAGAATTTCATCGCCGAACCAACGACCATATGGCGTTTCGGAAGAGAAAGACAATTCTACTGTCCGACTATCGGTATCGACTTTGTCAATAGTAGTTTCTCTGCAATAATTACCTAGAATACCACGCTTTTGATGTTCACTCATTACTAGCCATCAGCTCCTTCCTGTGTAGTGTCATCATCGCCCATCGTTAGCGGTTGCAACTCACTGGAATAATCTAGTAACACCCCGAGCTCCTTAGCTCTATCTTGTTCGAGTTTCCTTTGTTCAAGAACTTCTTCCCAATCTCGTCCAGACGATGCACACACATCTTCTAATGTTGTAAGACCGGATTTGATAGCTTCTTTATTAGCGTTAACTTCCTTAACTGGGTCAATCCAAGACCAACCTGGAGCAAGCCAAGCTACCTCTTGGTATTTGTCCTTGTTCGCTAAGTAGTCAGAAGGTAATTCACCCGCTAAGTAAAGGGCGTCAATAAAAGCTTTCCAAATCGGTATACAGAAATGTGTGATTACAAATTTCTGCACTTGACGGAACGTCTTTTGGTCCTCTAACAAGTTTTGCCTTGCAGCTGAGAAATTCCCAGATATATTACGCGCTACGATGTCAGCGCTCATACCAAGACCGGACGCAATACGTCTAGTCTGAGTTGCCGAGTATTCGCTTGCAGTTCCTGCATTACGTTTAGGGTCTGCAAACGCAATCGATTCACCAGGGCTGAGATGTCTAACCATGCCCGGTGCCATTGTCATATTGGGTCTACCTTTTTTATCTCGGGGCAATATCTCAGTTTTTCTTGCTGGATTTTGAGACGTTACAAAAATGCTAAAACACGCTGCTACACGAGCTGCAATCAAGTCAGCATCCATGTATTCGTCGATATCGTGTATTCGTCGTAAAACTAAAGCCAATAAGCTTATGCCTCTAATCTGAGAAGGTCGTTTCGGTTTAAATAATAAGAACGCTTGGTCAGTAGTTAGTCGAACTGTATCAAACGAACGCAAACCCATTGGATCAGTTTGACTTACATGGTAAGCTACGGGTCTGCCGTGCTCAGTAACTTCAACCCCGTTGATAATATTATTTTTACCATGTGTGATGCTTACTGCCCCGATATTTTCAGCTTCTATCAGCTGAATGGATAGTGGTAAGTACGAGCCTTGTGAAGTCTTATTGACTAGAATTTCGCCATCATACACCATCCGTCTTAACGCCATCTCTTGTAATTCATAAAAACTAGAAATACCCCTGATATCGGCGTTTTCAGGTTCGGCCCATTTGGCCCAGGCTTTTTCGATTTTCTTATTTAGATCGTTATTTAATTTACCGTTACGATTTCGCACTTTTGCTTGAGGTACAATCCCTGCGCCAATTACATTTCGTAACAACGCAATAACTGCTGATTCAGCTAAGTCGCTGTTCATCTCTGCCGCTCTTGCACGCCCACGGATAATATCACGTGAACCGGTTGCAAGTTGCTCGGCTGTACCATACGCAGGTTGCCAATCGCTACTTAACCTATCCATCGATGCCGCATCATATTGACGTAGTGCGTCACGATAGGCTTGGCGTTCATAAGCACGTTGTGGACTTACCCATCCTATTACTTTATCGATAATATTCATCGTCCACCCCATGTTACGAATGCATCCGTTTGATACCCGTTTGATTCCTCATGTACACGTTGCATTAGTGTTTGTTCTCGTGCATATAGTACGGGTAAGTCAATTGCCTTGAACCGTTTGCCGCCAATTTGTAATTCAGAATATCCTTTAGTTTCGATATCTTCAATCACTTGACGGACACGTTCAAGTTGTTCATTTACATCGCTCATGGTTCACCTCCTATCTAAACCAATGCCCAGTATTGCCTATGCCTCCGCCGTAATCTTCGTAGGTTTCAACCTCTTCGGTTTCCTCATAGTCAGCTGGTTCAACTAAATATTTAACACCTGCAATATCTGCTACTGCAGCATTGTAAGTGCAAGTATCAAGTAAATGATTGACAGGATGACTGGTAAGCGGTTTCCATTGCACCGTTACGGCCCCTGTTTTCACATTTCTTATTTCCTGCTTTTCTTCTGACCTTAGATGGTCGGAGTACTCTTGCGGACAATCTTTATACAAATGAATTGTTCCGTCTTCATCTGCCGGTCTTATCATCCGTGCAAATATAAAGTCCTTCCAATAATCAGTGTTTAGCACATACAACTTTAATCCGCCTACGACTCCTTTTTCTAGCGAGGTCATAGTGTATGGGGCTGCCATCGTGCTATGATTCGAAGAGCCTTTAACTGGAATACAAACTTCAGGGAATCTAGAACAGAATTGATATACTTCGTCTGTTCTAAAGCCCGAGTCAATGCCAGCTTTCATCACCTGTCGAGATTCACCATATTCTGATGGATATTCTCGGTTAATGATTATCTCTTCTAAATCTTCCCATGTGCTTGCCTGTCCATAATCAATCAGATAAGACTTTACGCCAGGTGCGTATGCTCTTACTTCCCACCAGAAGTGATCAAGTTGTACGTCAACTGAAGCGATAAGCAATACTGCTTTATCTGGCACAACACCACACGGATAATTGGATTGAGTAAATTCCATATTTTGTGTGCTTTTAGTTTTAGAACTTTTCCACGGTTCTGCTAACCATGAGTTGATGAAGTTCATTAACGTAGCTGGCGTGCCCTTGGAATTCTTAAACTCATATGCAACGTCTCCGAATGTGACCCACGGCGAATATATCGACGATAAGTGATACGATACTGAGCGAACTTTACTTTGCGATTCGTTTACCGCTCTCCATTCACCACGTCTTAACATTTCCATTTTGTGCTTATCGTAAATACGTTCTCCGCAGTGTTCACATTCGTAGTACGCTGTATCACGTATCATGTCCACATTATCGTTGTGTTCTTCAGGCCATTTTATCTGTTTAAACTTGAGGGTCTGCGACACACCACAATGTGGACACGGTACATAATATTGTCGGCGCTCATTTGCACTCATGAACGCCTGCCAAATATTACCCGACTCGACCGTAGGAGTAGACACCATCACGATTTTTTTATCGACGAACGTTTTTGTACGTTCCGTCGCCAGTTTGATTGGGTCTGCCTCCTTACCTGCAAAGGCGGGGTATTTGTCAATTTCATCAAAGAATAGATATTTGATTGATCGACTCGAAAGGCTACTTGGAGAATTCGCTCCCACAAGCACCATGTAATTGCCATTGTTGAAATCTAACTCCAGCAATTTACTATTCTCATCGAACTTGTCACTAATTGATTTGACAGATTTAATCATAGGCTGCACACGCTTATCACTAGCGAACTTAGCGATGGTATCTGTTGGATACACCATCATGGTAGGGGAGGATGTTTGGTCTAGTGCATACCCTATCATGTTAAGTTCTGTTTCTGTCTTACCTAACTGTGCGCCAAAGCAAAGGACTATCTTTTCAATGAGTGGATCAGTGAATCTATCCATAGGCTCTTTGAGATAAGGCGTTCGATTAGTACGCCACCTGCCAGGTTCTGCAGATACACTCGTTAGCACTCTGAAGTTATCCGCCCATTCCGAAACCGTATATCGTTCTGGGGGTTTAAACGCTTCAAGTTCTTCAGGGAACCAATCAACCTTTGGCCTTTGCTTTTCGACTGGCTTTGATTTCCGGCGTGTATTCACCTTTGCGCGCGTAGCTTTCGAGGTAGTCTTCGACAACGTCATTCACCACCTTTTCTACATTCGCCCGTTCCTCTGGATCCGTGAATTCACTCGCAATTCGTTTCGCCAATTTAATAAATGACGATTTCAATTCAAGTACTCGCCCCGACCATTCCTTAGCAACATCTGCACGAGATATGTATTCACCCTCTAATATTTCAAGAAGCTTTTTTTCACGTGCTGCTTTAGACTCTTTTAGGTCAGCTTCAGCAACTAACTTTCGAGTGGCTGCAGATTGGTCTTTTACTTTATCCCCTTTTGCATGTCCGAGATATGCGAGCACCTCTCTAAGATTCCACCACCCTGTGGCAGCTTTTGGCATTCCTGATTTATGGTGTCTGGAAATAATTTCAGGGGTTACCCGTAGAAGGTCACAAAGCTGAGCGCTTGATACGAGTAAATCGCCTGCGGTATTGAATTTGACTCTCGGTTTTGCGTCGGCCATTGACGACCTCCTTTCTGTCTCTTGACATTCAACTTTCAACAGGAAAATTTCTCCTACACAGAGACACCTATCGCGCGGGGGCGACCAGCGGCCA